TCATCCAAGGTTTGAATCTGGTATTAGATCATTTACTCTTTCTAGTAGTGATATTAATGATGCTGAAAATGTAACTACTACTGCATCAGAAGCATATTCTGCTACCGGCATTATTCAAAATGAAGGTTCTGTTAGAAATGTTAGACTTGAAGATAGAAAAGAATTTGAACAGCAGACTGTAAGTAGATCATCTGGAACCCAAATAGTAGGAACTAGTGTAGTTAACAGAACTTCCCCTGAAACCATTACTGCTTGGTATGATCCACTTGCACAAACTTTCACAGTTGATGATGAAACTGGTATTTTTGTTACAAGATGTGATATCTTCTTTAAAGAAAAAGATGATATGGATATTCCTATCACTTTACAAATTAGAACGGTAGAGGGTGGAATTCCCACTTCCAGGGTTCTTCCCATGTCAGAAGTAATTTTAGATCCTGATGAGGTTTCAATTTCAACAGACAGTTCAATTGCTACATCATTTACATTCAAGGCACCAATTTACCTTGAGGGTAGGAAAGAATATGCAATTTGCCTTTCTACTAATTCTACAAAATATACTACATTTGTATCGAGAATTGGTCAGGAAGATTTCCTCACAGATACATTAATTTCTTCTCAACCATTCTTAGGATCACTGTTTAAATCTCAGAATGCTTCTGGATGGGAAGCAAGTCAGTGGGAAGATCTTAAATTCACACTTTATAGAGCAGAATTTGAAACTTCTGGTTCTATTGATTTGTATAATCCTCGTTTGACAAGAGGCAATAAACAGGTTCCAAATCTGCTTCCAGATTCTTTAGAATTAAAGTCTAGAAAAATTAAAATTGTTCTTAATGCGCCAGATGATGGTTCTAATGCATACAGATTGGGCAATACTTTCCAGCAAGATGGAACTAACGCTATCGGTAATTTAGTTGGTGCTGGAGGTTCTGCAACAGGAACCTTAACAGTATCTAATGCTGGTGCTGGTTATCTTCCTGCTACTGGTGCAGAAACACGTAACATATCGTTGACTACGTTATCTGGAAATGGTAGTGGTGCTAGTGCAAATATTACATTCCAAAATGGAGTTGCTATTGCTGCAACAATCGCTACTGATAGTGGTGGAAGCGCATATCAAGTAGGAGATGTTCTTAGTATTTCAGGTGATAATATTGGAAGAGACTTAAAACTGTCTGTTGCTGGAGTTGCTGCTACAAATACTTTGATATTAGATAATGTAATTGGCAATTTTGTTACAAATTCTAGTAATGGAATAAGATATGTTTCTAGTGACACAACTGTCGGTCTTACTACATTTTCTATCAGCAATACTGCTGGACCAGCACATCCAACTTCAATAACTACATTTAATAATGATTCTGATGGCACACATATTAAAATAAATCATGTAAATCATGGTATGTATTTTGATGACAATAGAGTTGAAATATCTGGTGTTGAGTCGGACGTTGTTCCAACTAGACTTACAGTTGCTTATCAAGCAGGTTCGCAAGGAGCTATTACAGTAGAAAATAATGCTAATTTTGCAGAATTTGAAAACTTCCCAGTAGGCAGTACAAATAGTGGTTATTTAAAAATTGGTAATGAAATTATTGAATATACTGGAGTTACTGGTAGTAACATTATTGGTGGAGACATTATAAGGGGAGCAAATGCTGCATCGTATCCAATTGGTACGTTAGTTTATAAGTATGAATTGTCTGGTATTAACTTGGCAAGAATTAATAAAATTCATAATATGAATGATGTTACTGTATCTAATCCAATCACTTTAGATTCTTATTATATTAAGATTAACACTGCAGAAGTGTTCACTAGGGGAAGTAATACTAATTTAAATCGGAGTGTTGAAAGACTTACAGATACTGCTCCTGCATTGTATATAAAAGATACAAAGTCAGCAGGTGGATATGGAATTAGAGCATCTCAAAATATTCCTTATGAGATTATAACTCCAATGATTCAGTCTCAGACTGTTCAAGGTTCTACGATCAGTGCTCAGTTTAGATCTACAACAAGCACCGGAATTAGTGGAAATGAAGTTCCGTTTGTTGATAATGGATTTGAATCCATCACATTAAATAAACCTAATTTCCTTTCTACACCAAGAGCAATATTCTCTAAGGTTAATGAGGATCAAAAACTTACAAATGTTCCTGGTAATAAGTCAATGACTCTTAGGTTATTCTTGAATTCTGTTGATACTAGAGTAAGTCCTGTAATTGATGCTCAAAGGATGAATACAATTCTGTCTACAAACAGAATTAATAATCCAATATCAAATTACATTACAGATCCTAGAGTAAATAGTATTGATTCTGATCCCTCAGCATTCCAATATATTTCTAGAGAACTTTCAGTAGAAAATTCTGCAACTTCATTAAAAATTGATCTTAATGCATACATTAACACATTCTCTGATATCAGAGCATTCTATTGTGTAGGTAATGAACCAACATCTAGTCCAATCTTTACTCCATTCCCTGGATTCTCAAATCTTAAAACGAATGGAAATATCATTAATCCAAAAAATAATGATGGTCATTCAGATGCTGAAATTCAAAAAACAAATGTCCTTGATTTTAATAGCAGTAATCTTGAGTATAAGGAATATACATTTACAATGGACAATTTGGAACCATTTAGATACTATAGAATTAAACTTGTTATGAGTTCAACTAATCAAGTTTATGTTCCTAGAGTTAAAGACCTTAGGGTTATTGCATTAGCATGATAGAATATCATGGAGTAGAGGGTCACTCAAATCTTTTGAGAGACCCTAATAATGATTCGATTGTAAATATTGATTCTCTTGGTTATCAGAGGTATATTGCCAGACGTGATGCTAAGAATAAAAAGAATCAAAAAGTACAGAATATCGAAGAAGAAGTTGCTAGTATGAAAAACGACATTAATGAAATTAAGCACTTACTAAAGGAGTTACTAAATGAACCCAAATGATATAGAGTTGAATAATCTATCAAAAAGTTTTGCATATCAAAAATTAGCATCTGAGATAGATAGTTGTGATGATCGTGATGAACTTAGAAATATTGCCAAATCATTTGTTAAACTTTACTATAAACAACAGGAAACAATGGCATTAATAGGGTTAAGTAAATAAGATAAATATAAACATAGGAAATTTGTGAATAAATGGCACAACCATCATCTAGGCAAACTTTAATAGATTACTGTAAGAGGCAGTTAGGAGCTCCTGTATTAGAAATCAACGTTGCTGATGAGCAGATTGATGATCTAGTTGATGATGCCCTCCAGTACTGGCACGAGAGGCACTATGATGGTGTTGAGAAAATGTATCTTAAACATGCATTTACTCAAGAAGATGTTGATAGAGGAAAGGCAAGTGGAACAAGTGGAGTTGGTATAGTTACTACAAGTGTAGATTCTACAAGTGTAAGTGGATTAGGAACAATTACTTCTAGTTGGTATGAAAATTCAAATTTTATACCTGTTCCAGATTCTGTAATTGGAGTTGAAAAGGTATTTAAATTTGATAGTAGCACAATATCCAGTGGGATGTTTAATATTAAATATCAATTATTTTTGAATGACTTATATCAATTTAACTCGATTGATTTACTTCAATATTCCATGGTTAAGACTTATCTAGAGGATATTGAGTTTTTATTAACTACGGATAAACAGATTAGATTTAATCAAAGACAGGATAGATTATATTTAGATATTGATTGGAACTCTCAAGTGGTTGGTGAGTATATTGTATTAGAATGTTGGAGAGCACTAGATCCAAACGATTTTTCAAAAGTTTGGAATGATTCGTTTGTTAAAAGATATTTAACTATGTTGATTAAAAAACAATGGGGTCAGAATCTCATTAAATTCCAAGGAGTTAAACTTCCTGGAGGAATAGAACTTAACGGTAGGCAAATCTATGATGATGCCGTAAAAGAAATTGATGATTTGATGGAAAAAATGTCAAATACATATGAAATTCCACCTCTAGATATGATAGGTTGATATTATGGCATTAAATCCATTTTTTGTTCAGGGTACAAGTGGCGAACAAAGTTTAATTCAAGATTTAATAAACGAACAGTTAAGGATGTATGGTGTTGAGGTTTATTATCTCCCTCGTTCTTATCTGACCACAAATACAGTTATTGAAGAGGTTATTCAATCATCATTTGAGGATGCATATCCCATTGAAGCATATGTTCAAAATTATGAAGGATATGATGATAACACTACACTCTTATCTAAATTTGGTATACAGTCAACTCAAGAGATGACTTTTATTATTTCAAAAGAGAGATTTGAAAATTATATTACTCCTTTAACTGAAGGTAAAGCAAATTTAAGATTAACATCCAGACCCAAAGAAGGTGACATAATTTACATGCCACTTGGTGATAGAATGTTTGAAATTAAATTTGTTGAACATGAAAAACCATTCTATCAGTTACAAAAAAATTATGTTTATGAATTAAGATGTGAACTCTTCCGTTATGAAGATGAAGTTATCGATACTGGTGTAGAAGAGATTGATGATACTCTGGTTGGTAGTGATACTGACGGTATTTCTGAGACCGGTTCGTCTACAGTTCTTGGTGGTTCACTAACCATGACTTTGGTTGGAACATCATCTACTGCAACTGCAATTACTGGATTAGTTAACGGTGGTATCAGATCTATTACCATAGGATCTCAAGGTGCCTTCTATCCAGTTTCTCCAACAGTTGCTATATCTTCAGCACCTTCAAGCGGAGTAACAGGTATTGCTACTGCTGTAATTGATAGAGATTCAATTAGTGAAGTTAATATTATAAATCCAGGTTCTGGATACACAGTAACACCAGAGATATTATTCTTAAGTAATACTGGAATTGGAGCAACTGCATCTGCAACTCTTGGTTCTGGTTCCATAGGTGTTGTTACTGTTACTAGTGGTGGTTCAGGATATACAACCACCCCAACAATTACATTTACTGGAGTTTCTACAGTATCTGCAGCAGCGACGGCGGTTGTTTCCGCCGCAGGAACTATTACTGCTATTCATATTACTGATACTGGCACTGGATATACTGAAGCTCCAATTATTACAATTGAAGATCCAGGATCTTCAGACGCAGGCACTTTTATATTTAATGAACTTGTTACAGGTTCTACAAGTGGAACAAAAGCAAGAGTTAGAACTTGGGACACTAACACCAATACACTTGAACTTGGCAATGTTACTGGAACCTTTAAAGTTGGAGAAACTATTATTGGATCTACATCTTCTGCAACTCATACTATATTCTCAATTGATAATGATCCAGCAGATGATGGTTTCTCACAAAATACAATTTTAGAGTCTCAAGCAGATGGGTTCTTAGATTTTACAGAGAAAAATCCTTTTGGTATTCCTTAACTAAATATTATCATAGTGAACAAAAATCATGTTTGAGTATTTTTACCACGAAATTTTAAGAAAGACTATCATATCATTTGGTACTCTTTTTAATAATATTACTATTCAGAAGAAGGACGCTTCTGATACTGATTTTAGTGTGATGAAAATTCCTCTTGCATATGGCCCTACACAAAAGTTTTTGGCAAGACTTGATCAAAATTTAAATAAATCTACGGCAATTTCGTTGCCTAGAATGTCATTTGAATTTACAGGGTTAACATATGATTCTTCTCGTAAGGTTACTACAACACAAAAAATTGCAGTAAAAGATCCAGATACTAAGAAAAAGGTAGATAAAGTTTTTACTCCTGTCCCATATAACATGCAGTTTGAACTTAGTATTATGTCTAAGTTAAATGACGATGCTCTTCAAATTGTCGAACAAATTTTACCATATTTTCAACCAGCATTTAATCTTAGTGTAGAACTGGTTGAAACAATTAAAGAAAAAAGAGATATTCCTATTGTATTGGAAAATATTACAATGCAAGATGATTATGAAGGAGACTATTCTACCAGAAGGGTTCTTCTTTATACTTTAAGATTTACTGCTAAGACATATCTGTTTGGTCCTGTTACAAGAGTCGAACCAATCAAGCAAGCAACATTGTCTTACTATACTGATAATGCTGAGAAGAGAGATCTTGCTTATAGAGTTACTCCTAGAGCAGTTAAAGATTATGATGATTCTGTAGTAACTAATCTTTCTGATGATATTTTATCTAGCGCCACTACTATTGTTGTAGATGATGCAAGTAGTATTGTTGCTGATACTTATTTTGAAATTGATGGAGAATCAATTTACATCAAAAAAGTTGGTTCTGGAAACAAACTTACTATCGATAGAGCAAGAGATAATACTATCGCAAAAGATCATGTCAAAGGTTCTGCTCTCAAGTCTATTACGCAAGCAGATACTGATCTAATTGAATTTGGCGATGATTTTGGATTTGATGGAGAAACTTTTTCATAA